ATATCTTTCTTCTGGATATTAAGCTTCTCAGACATATAATAAGCAAATAGTTCTTTACTTATTCTTGGTTCAGATGCACTATAAAGATTAATCCCATATGTCTTTGTTAGTTCTTTTCTTAATTTTATTTGTGATTCAGATCTTTTAAATATTTCTTTAGTTGATTCAACATCATTTATACAATAAGCTACAATAGTATTTATCTGTTCTTTGGTATCAATTAAGGTACTATGATGGATTGGCATTTCAAGAATGTTATCCCAGTCCATACTATACTGTATCCATTTAAGACTAGATCTTTTTGCAGGATTGTCCCAATGATGCATTTTAAACAGATCAATTTGGCCAATAGTCATTTTCCAAAGAGGATAATCTTGAAAACTTTTGCTGTCACTTTTACTGATGCATTCAGCAGCATAATTGTAAATAATCTCAGCAATCTGTGACCCCGGTAAATTTATCCAGAAATCACAATTATCAAGAATATAATGAGTGATTTGACCATCAAAAGCCAAACCATTAAATGATATATGCCATTCCTTGTTAGCTTGATTCTGTTTTAGAAATTTTATATAGTCTTCAAAGTCATTTTGTAAATCATGAACAATGAAAACTTTTCTTTCTGAAGTCTTATAGTGCTCAAATACTGCAACAAAACAGTTCTTCAGCGTCTCATAATCCATTATCCAATGATTCATTTACTTAAGTTTTTAAATTAATTGCATAAGAAAAAAAAAAGGGATACAACGTACCCCTTTTATCAGTAAGACTTTAATTTTAAGGTAAGATGATGCCTGATGTTTTAGTTTCAGAAACATCTACAAAGAAAGGTTCAATGTTAAACTCAGCAGCATTTACACCAAACATGTAAACAAACTGTACAATCTCATCTTTTTCTGTAATATAGAATTCAGAAAAGGTTTCAATCTGCATTCTTTGTTCTTTTACAGTTTTACCAGTCTCCATATTTGGTGCCTTAAGTCTAATAGGTTGACCATTATCATCTAATCTAGGAAGCATATGCATAGCTTGCTTCTTTACTTTAGAAATAACAGCCAAGATGCTTGATGCCGGATCAAACATTGCCTCTACATAAGGACAATCTTCTGTAACAGGGACCATGCTAAAAGACTTAACACCTCTGAAAGCTGAACTAATCAGCAACATGTTTTTACCAATTGATTTATCTGCCATATTTATTAGTTTTGCTTCAAAGATATAGATTTATTGCTTAACAATTGTATTTCATCTGGAATTTTTTGATAGAAAGTTTCTTTAACTATATCAGGTTTACTACAGACTTCATAAACTTCTTCAATTATATTTATATCAACGTTTAAACTATCTGCATATATTTTATGATAGTCACTTGGGTTTAAAAAACTTTGAATGTAATCAGACACATTCCCTTTTTCACCAAAAAACTGTAGAATTTTATTCTTAGCTCCCACTGAAAATTTAGAATATTGCCCTTTTGTAAACACATGATAATCATGCTTATAGGGTCTAAGGTCAAATGTATAAACTTGCCTATCACCTAAATTATGATAGATATCAAGCAGACTGTTTGTTTTCAGATGTTTTAGCTCAAAGTTTTTGAAATCAACTGTCTTCTCAGTTTTATATACACAAATTAGTTTATAGTTAGTAGTATCATAGAGTTTGTCCCAGCAGATGTATGTTTCTGTTGGAACGTAATCAACTCCTTTCTTTATCCCAAGTAAAGGATAAAGAAAAACTCTGCTTTTTTGAAAATAATCCGTGTACACAAATCTCATACTATAAGACCACTTTACCTATTAAAAATTCAAAGGGCAGTTTATAGTTATTATTTTTATAATGATATGCCGCTTTATTAATTACAATCTCAAATTCATATGCCCATTTTTGTAGAGTCTCTTGAGAGACATCAAATACATACACTTGGTTGTACTTGTCTATCACTACAAATTTAAATAAAATATCATAATTTTTCTTTTCTTCTGGTAAATCTTCATAAACAAGTTTACAGTAAACAGCTGACTGTAACCAATAATTGTAAAAATCAACTGTCTCGGAAAAGTCATTTATTGTTTTACCAGTAGTCTTGAGGTCACAAATTGTGACGGCTTTATTGTCATCATCAATCTGATAGAAGTCAATGAATCCTTTTAAACCAAAAGGCATATCCTTCAAAGAACACTCCAAATATTTTTCTGAGAATGTTTGAATAGGATCAAGAGCAAAGTCAGTTTCCTTTCTTGCAAAAAGATTTTTAACCTCTTCATTAGACATTATAATTTGAGCCTGCTCTTTACATTTAGTAAGAGTCTCTTGATCTACAACATCTATCTTAGGATCATTTATAAACTTCCAATACTCAAGATTTTCATCACACTGAATCTTAACTACTCTGGCTGAGTCTTCTTTAAGACTTTGATATAGATTCTCTTCTTTTAAGATCTCAAGTATCTTCTCTTGAAGATCTTCAGACATAAGATCAATGTCTTTATCCATCATTAACAAGCTTTCTGCTAGTTTATGAAGGATTTTTCTGACATTATCAGTTGGTGTTTTGCCAGGTACAATCTTAAACTTTTCTGTTAGGTTTTCAGGTTCAAATACCAAACAGTGAATAAGCTTACCTTCAATTAAATGTTTATCTAGTCTCTCTTCCCTTTCATTAAGGATATAATCTTTATAGAACAGGGACGGGGAGAATAACAGTTTATTCAATGATGAATAACTAAATTCAAATGGATTTGAGTAGAACTCTTTTTCTTTATCTGTCATATTTTAAATTTAAAATAGGGAGGGGGGATCTCAATTTGCAACACGCAAACCAAGAATCCCCCTCAATTATGGCAACTCCCTAAAAAGGTAGACTATTAGTAAATGTATCCATAGTCTCAATGATGTTTTGACCATTAGCATTTACCTTTAATCTTTGTTGAAATTCTGGTTTTAATTTTATATCTGATAATTTGATATCAAAAACAGATTCAGAATTAAAGCCAACAGATGTTGTTAGATGATTAAGCATATCTATAGATATAATCTTGAATGCAAATTCAGTCAAAGATTTTTCAGCCAACAAACATTTAACAAGTCTGTCATAATAGCGTACACTCTTCTGACCATATGGAATAAAACTGTTCAGTCTTTTTCTTAATGCTTTTACGTTAACACTATTCCAGTTATTACTCATATCTTTCAGTATACCGTGATTATTATAGAATATAAGAGCAACAATGTCCATTGACTTTTCAATGTTACAATTAGCAAGCAGTTCTAATGCAATGGTGATATCATCTTTAGAATTACTTTTAATCATTCTTGTTATATTCTCATAATCTTCATGACTTAACACAACGGAATCTTCAAGAGTTAAACTAGCAAGATGCACATCTAAGATTAAATCATTTGCATTCTGAATATCTTCAATATGTTTTTCATCCACAACATAAAAATATTCTACTGAATCATCTGATTCTGTTAATTTATTTAGTATATCATACTGTGGTAGACTACGTTGTCCCCAGCCTAGTTCATTTCTAACTGTAATTGCTACTTCTTCAGTATCAGTTATAGAATTAAAAAAGTTTTCAATATTTGCTTGATCCCAATGTGATTTAGTAGACTCATAATACTCTTTAAATTTTGATAACATTACAGTATCATGCCATTTTCTATCAACTAAAGACTTTACATACTCTAATGATATAATTTTATAGTCTGCATCTTCAGGTGATCTAGTTACTGATAAGTTATATTTAGTTTTCAGATTATCTACCTTATTTCTAGGTAGTGATAATTTAGGATATCTAAATATCTTTTTATCCGTTAGATCAATTGTTTTAAGATCAACTGTATTTACTCTAAATAATTTATATCCAGAGCTATCTACATATGTACTTAAGCTTACAACAGATTTTTCTGCAGCATATCTATTTATTTTCAATAAATTATTATGCCCTAATCCAATTTTTATTTCGTATGATTTCATTTTAAATATTCTTGATATTTTGGTTTAACTGAAACTTGGAACACATACAAATCTCTATTATAGATTTGTATTTCCTTTCTACAGATAGGCTCTAAGAATCTAAAAGACTCTTTTGTAAGTAGTTCTTTTTTTTCTAATTTAAGAATCATTTGTTCTGCACTATGATTAGTGTAGTTAAATTCTAGATTATCAAGCCAATACTGGACATCTTTATTTCTATTGAACTTCCATCTTATGTCATCACAATCTTGAAATAGTTTCCAGATTAAATGATGATTAGTAGTTCTGTCAATAGTTGGTATAAGTTTACCAGCAATTCCTAAATCTTCATCACTACGACTTTTTACCATTTGTGTAATTAACTGAATCATATCTTCAGTAATAACTTGCACTGATGTTGCAGAATGGATTAAGTTATTAATGTTAATGACACCTTGTAATGTATTGGTTTGTAATCCATATGCTACATTTACAGCAAGTCCGGTTAAAATCCATACGTCATATAGACATGTTGAATTTAAATTCCAAACATTTACTTTACTTGACCATTTTGCATCATAAATACAAGGTACATGGTGTTTGTCAACAATAGGTATTCTTCCAAGTGTATCAGAAACTGTGTTATAATTCCAAAGCTTATACATAAGAAGAGTAGACTTAATTAATTCATTTGAATTAAATGAACTTTGAAAGTCATCATGTGATATAATAAAGTCAGCCTTTGTATAGTCATTTACAATTGTAATATTGTGTTCTTTAGCTACACTTTTAATTCTATCTAGAGATACCGGACATTTAGGTAAAACAAAAGCTCTTTTACATGCTCTCCAATTGAATGATGTTTCAGAATGTAAAATGCTTTTTATTTCTTCATATTTGTCCACATCTTGAGTGCATACAACATCATCTACACTATCTAAGGATGAAGATAGCACCCCATAGATTGGGGCACTATCTAATCCAAAGTGTTGTAATGCCTGCTGATCAAAATCTTGATAAACAGATTTACTTGCCATATTACTTCATTGTCATTTTGATAATGTTAGGATCCATCATCATTTTGTTAAATTTCTGCTTGTTGCCATTAAAGATGGTACGTACAACCAAATACTTAAGATCATTAGAGAAATAATCTTTAGTACAAAGTAAGATCAAACGATCTGTAATCTTTTGGGTGACAGTATTGTCTTTTGCATAAACAACAGCATAGTTTGCAAGACGTGTTGCAAGAGTTGATGCAATATCTGCACGGTAGTTATCACCACTTCCAATACAAGACTTAAGTTCACCTAAGATATAAGACTCATTGTCATGTGTCAATAAATCTTTAGGTGTAACCAGCTTGTCCAGTTTGTTATTAATAAATACGGTAAACATACTTGCAAATGCATCTCCTACAGAACCTTCACCAATCATTTGAATCATACTTAAGTTATCCTCAAATGATTCAAAGCTAGAAATAGCATTGAAGAAAGTTGTAATAGATCTTGCATTAGTTTCAGTGGTAACTAATTCAGGATGCATCAACAAGAAGTTAATACAACGTGAGTCAATACCTGCTTCTTCTGCCCAACGTGCCCATACATTAATGTCAAACTTCAAGTTTGCTGTAATGTAACGTGTCTTTTGTGCAGCATCTACAGAGTTAACCATGTAGTCACCATTATCTGGGTTTGATGTCAAGATTATATGCCAGTCTTTTGGAAGAGACCATGAGATATAAGTTTGTCTATCAATCAGTTCCATTACTGCTTGAATAAAACGTACATCCGCCCTGTTCCAGTCATCAAGCAATAAAATGCCTCCATCTTTTTTATCTGCAATCCATTCTGGTGCACAATAAGACATTCTGTTCTTACCAGTCATTTTGTATCCATTCTTTAGATACTCAGTAACAGCAAGTTCATCAACCCATACTCCTACTTTTTTAACTACACTTGCTCCAGAGTTATTCAAATTTGCAAGGTCAGATGCTGCTGCTGTTCTTTGTGCAGTAGTATAATTAACTGACTTATCACTAGATTGTGTAACTCTTTGCTCTTTGTACATCTGGAATTGACGCACAGGAAAACCTACAAGGTCACCAAGCTCCTCAATTTGTGCAAGGTTTAACTTTACAAAATTTAAACCATGCTCTTTTGCAAGCTCAACTACTGTTGAAGTTTTACCAATACCAGATTCACCCATAACCTCAATAGCAACCGGTGGTTTGCCTTGAGCTTGTAAGAATCTGTTGTTTTGAATAATGTGATTTACGAAACCTTTAAGATCATCAATGTTTAGATTTACTTGTGCCATAATTGATTAATTTAATTGGATTGTTTTTCCTGGTAAATAGTCTACCATTTTTGATTTACTGCTAAGAACCCATAAAGCATTCTTGGGGCAGTTTACAGGAGCAGGACATTCACCATCTGTTAAATATATAAGAGCTGTATAACGCCCATTATCATTAAAATGATTAATTACTGGTTGGAATTCAGTGCCTCCACGGCCTTTAATATTCCAATCTTTTTTAGGATCAAAATCCTCTATAGAATTAATGTCTGTGTCACACTGTGCAACTGTAATCTTATGACCAGTTTTGTGCATGTGACATAATTCACTCATAAATTCCTGAAGTTCTTCACTACTTACTGAACCAGATGTATCTACACCAACTAGGATGTGATTTTTATGTTTAATCTTTAGACCTGGATTCTCTACATATCTTTTGTTGTACTTTCTTCTAAGCTTCTTTGTATAGATGATAGAGGAATTACCAACAAATCTTCTGAGATAACCTTTCCAATCAAACTTAGGTGGTTCAATTGTAAATAACCTTTTAAAAAGTTCTGTAAGTTCACCTGGTAGATGACCTTGTCTTTTTTCTGTTTGATCTGCGGCTTCTTTAAGTTGATGATCAATCTGCTTTTCAATCAGTTTCTTTTCTGCTTCAGATAATTCATCAAACTCTTGCCAGGTTTTATGATCATAGATGCTATCACCATTCATTTGAGAAAGAATATTATCAAGTGTCTCGGAAGTACCATTGTCACGGGCCTCTTGAAGAAGATCATAATAGACTTCAGTACCTGCTCTTACAGGAAGATTTAACTCAGGAAATGTATCTAAAGTTAAACCACCGTCTGGTAGATACTGTAGATCAATATATTGGTTGATCTCAAGATCAGCTGCAATATTAAAGAGTCTATGGTCCGGATACATATCTTTTACAGTCAAATGACCAAAAGCAATATGTAATAACTCATGTTTCATAAGACCAATTGTGTGGTCTTCTGATAGTGTGGATACAAAATCCGGATTAATAGCCAACTGTACACCGATGCCTTGTTTACTTACACCTGCAGTTGGAATATCTTTTCTATAGATTTTATTTAAACTAATTAGAAAAAGACCATAAAAAGGTTCAGAAAAAATCAAAAGCTTACCTGCTTTTGATACTTTGTCAATTATTGTTTGCATTCTTTGGCCATTTAATTTTAATAGAAATATCATCTAATGGCAAGTCAAGCTGCTCAACAGACTCATTTATTAACTTTTTAACTGAGTATATATAATAACTTTTCAGAAGCTCAGAGTTTATTAAATCTGGATCTTTCTTTATTTCATTATATATATCATAAAATGTATATGAATAAAAATTTTTACTCATATCCAATTCTTCTACAAACACACGTCTCTTATCCGGTCTAATGTTTTTGGATAAAAGTTTAACAAGAACAACATCCAAATTAAGATTTATAATATTACTTACTGCAATACTATAATCATCATTGGTTCCATTCACCATGCGTTCTAATTCTAATAATTCTTTTAAATCAATCTTTGTGTCAATCATTAATTTCAATTGTTTTTTTCATCCAGTCTGGACGATTTTTAGAACTAAGATGAACAATCCATTCTTTAGCAGAGGGTATATAATTATTACAATCCTCTTTAACATGCTGTTCACCTACATATCTTGTGTATACTGTTTTACCATCTGAGTTGATAAAACTTTTTCCAAATATTTTTTCTGCTTGAAAGATACCTTCAGAATGGTGACGGAAAAGCCTATGATTTGAATGTCCAAGCCAAGACTTGGTTTCATCAAACCATTCATGAATGTGCATATAGTCTTCAGGTTTTCCACCCCATTTTCTTGCAGAGCTTTTAGCATGCAAGTTTGGATGAGCCATTAGATATCAAATATCTCAATATTAGACCATGAGTGTTCTTCAACAGTACGTTGATTGTAATCAACATCAGCTGTCATTGAATTCAAATAAATAGTAACGCTTCCAAAACCACCATCATTGTTGACCCAATCTCTACCTTCAATTGCAGAATCAATAAACTCATACATCTCATTTCTAAGTTGATCTTCTTGTTCATCAGAAATATAATTTCTTTTTTCATCAATCTGCCAACCTAATTGTTCTCCATTTACATGGATATATATATCATCTATATCTCCAGAATCACCTGATCCTGAAAAATCAACATTAATTTCTGTTACCCCTTTGTCTTTTAGTTTTACTAATAGGGGTAATATCTTTTTTGATAACTTTGCCATAAGGATTTATTTCAATTATAACTCCTGGATTGTTTTTGTCATACTTATAATCTATAAATACTGGTTTAATATTATCAGCATTATCATCTTCAATCCATCCATGTGTAACCATATCATCTTGTACGGTCTGTGCGGGATTTATATAATCAAACTTATGTTTGGTTCCTCTAATAAATGTAAAACCAATTTCTACAGGAAGTTGATGTTTTGCTAACTCTGCTTTAAATGCTGCGGCATGTTGCATATAATATGCCTTTGCATTTTTTCTATAATTAACAACTGTTTTGCTGGCAATAAAATATTTGCCTGTCCAACGTCTTCCATTCTTGGAAGAAGGTACATTTCCTGGTATAAAAAATTTCATGGTTTATATAGTGCTTGTTTTAAAAGCGGTTTTAAATGACTATGGGTTACTTCAAATCCATATTCTTTTATAGCATCTGATATGTCTTTGCATATAGTTAGTGCAGTTCCATTGATATTATATGCTTTTGCATACTTTTCAATTGCATTATGACCAGCATCATCATTGTCAAATAGAGTAATAATCTTTTTGTATTTCTCTTTTAAGTTTTCAATGATGTATGGTTTTATAACACTATTCTCACTATCTGGTGCAATAACTTCAACATTATAACCAAATCCTTTTAGACACATTGCATCTTTTAATGAAGAGCAAATAACTAAATAAGGTTGGTTGTATTTAAGTTGATCAATACCTTGAATATGTGATTTTAATTTATGGAATTTATGCTTCTTCTTAAATGGTTGATAAATTTTATATGGGTTACCATCTTTATCACAATAAGCATAGATATATTTACCTTCTATCTTAAGTTTACTAATAGTCCCATCTTCATTTTTGATCATAGTATAGTATTCCAGCGGCTTGACATTATATTCTTCAAGTATCCTTTTACCTATTCTATAACCTAACCAATAATTAGAATCAAGTGTATTCCATTCTCTTGGATTAATAAAATCCAGTTCCCATTTTGACTGCATGTTAAACTCAATAGATTCTTTGCCCTGATTCTTTATAAAGGCATTATAATCATATACAAGTTTATCACATGCAGATGCATAGTCAAGATTAAACAGCTCCATAACAAGTGTAATTTTGTTACCATACTTTCCAGTTGAGAAATCTTTAAATAAATACTGTCTCTGTAATTTATCTACATAGATACACATGCTTGGTGTTCTTTCTGTAGAATTCCAAAGAGATTTAATTTTAATATCTTGACCGGATAGCTGTTCACTTAAACCTAAATAATATTTAAATACCCAATAACTTGGTACCTGATCAACCTCTACTATGACATTCTTTGTGCTAAACATAAATTAAAATGGGAGGACCTGAAGGCCCTCCCTAAATTAATTGTTATTGATTATAGATCAAAGTCATCTCCAACATTAGAACTGGATGGTTCAAAGGTATTAACTTTTGGAGAATCTTTCTTCACAAGTTTTCTAACATGCTCATCATAGTTAAATGTAAGCAATCTACCTGCTGTAGATCCAACTGCTTCAAGTGGCAAACCTGTTTTAGATAAACGTGGCAAATGCAAATCTACATTTACATAACCATCATTATTTTCCCATTCACGTCCACCAATGCAAGCATTGATATAATCAGTTTTAGTAAAGATTTGTTTAGCAGCATTCATAAATTCCTCTATTGTCTGGGCTTCAATCATATCCACTTCATCTCTCTTGCTGGTTACATCAGCCAAGAATGCAATTGCTTTTACAATTTCCTGATCACGGTTTATTTTTCTACCATTAGGTAGTTCCGCATCCTTATAAGGATAAGGAGACATTCTTACTTTACCTACTTGACCTTTGTAACGTGGTCCATTTGTGTTCTCAGGATCAACCAAGAAACCTTGGAATTCTCCTTCAACTGGTTCTGTTTCTACATTCAAAATAATATTGAATGATTGTGGGTCATACGGAGTAGGTCCAAAATCTAAACTGTTGATTTTTACCTTGTGGTTACCTGGTCCAAGTACTGGACTTACTTTGTTAGCTGATACGTTTTTTGTACTAAACATGTGATTTGATTTTAAAAATTAAAGTTATTCATTTTCATACTTTTGGATACATTGCTTGACATATTCAAGATCATTTGGAATGAACTCTTTATCAAACATACCCATTGGTGATTTACAAGTAGTTTCACCATCTGTTTGAGTTGCAAACACATAGTTTAACTTACCATCATCTTCTTTAATGACTCTACCAAATAAAACAATTGAGAATAAACCCTCCAGTGTTAGAGAGTTATCAATCATCTTACCTACAGTCTTTGCTTTGATTCTACGTTTACCACTAATATCAGTAGAATCTTCTGAATGAGTTAAAAAGAACACATACAAATCATCTCTTAAATCTTTAGGTAATTTAGCAACCATTGCTAAGTTTGCTGCTATAGAAGTAAATTTGTCATAACCCTTTTCAGCGGCTTTGTCAAAATACTCAAAGCTTGACATATATTGCCAGTCATCAATAATTAAATTTTTGATGTGTGGCATCTTATCACTAACATGCTGCATAGCCTTATAAACTCCGGGACCTGAAGAAACACTTAAGAGATTACCTTTAGGATTTTCTTTGTCCAAAGCTGTATACTTGCTTTTCCAACCTTTGAATGGCAAAGGTTTATTAGCAATGTTAATAATTACCGTTTCACTAGGATTCAAATTCCTAATGGAGGTTGATTTACCTGAGCCTGACTCAGCAATTACTAAAACACTTTGTGCCATATTATTTTGATGATTTTAATTTAGATTCTATTTTTTCTAATGCATTTGCTATTCTATCTAATGCTTCTACAACTCCACGGTAAGAGAAAGTTTCGTCAGGATTTGGAAGTTCTTCCAGTTTGAAGATTTCTTTTACTTGAGATTTTCTGTTTGAAGCATCATTAATAACTTTTAATTCAGATACAGGAATAAGGTATCTTTCAAATCCTGTATTAGAAGTAGTAATCTCATACTCTTCTTTCCAATATGGATTGTGTTTCAAAAGATACAAAGTTCTCTTTGGATCTTCAGATTCATAATCTATACTTACAAACTCTGTATAAATATCTTGGCTTTTTTGTAACTCACTTGGAAAGAAACTAATAAACAGTTCATCTTTTCCAGGTGGTCTATAAGCCATTTTAGGAATAAATAAAGCATCAGGGTCACCAGATGTATCAAAGTATTCTTGATGCTCTTGTTTCAATAAATTAACCTTTTGTTTTCTTTCTTCAGGTGTCATTTGATTTAGTTGATTTTTTGTATTTATCATCTTGCTTGAGTTAGTGGTGTTTGCATTTCTACAATTTCCATTTGACTAAAAAGACCTTTAAAGAAACTCATCCTTGTGTCACCATTGCGTGCTTTTAGAAAGTGAAATACTAAAACACTGTCATCTTCTATGATATATCTATCTGGTCCATAGAATCTAATTTTCCTATGTGCCGGACGGTTTACACCAATCAAAGTATCAGCATGTTGTAACATAGCATCTGAACCAAATATATCTTGTTCGGTAATATAGTTACCATATTTACCATCTATAGCTCTGTCCGGATCTTCAACATTTCTATTTAGTTGTGATAACACAATAAATAAACAAGGATATTCTCTTTTACATTGAGTAAAGAATTCACCAAGTTCAAATAACATATCAAGTCTGTCTTTTTGATATGGTGCTCTTTTTACAAGTAAAGTGTGGTCTAGAGTTATTATAGTATTTTTGCCTTTGTGTGCTTCCATATACATGTCAATCTGTTCTCTCATCTGATTAACAGTTAGAGGTGTGCTTATGACATCAACTGGATATTTAACACGGGTCTTTGCATATTCATAACACTGATTAAGAACAGTATCTGATAGCTTTGATCCGTTAGCACTAGTCAATTCTTTATAAGGTTTACCAGTAACAGAAGTAAATTCACGGATTGCAGAGTTTCTTCCTACCATCTCAAACTGAAACTCCAATACTCTGAAGTCATCATGTGGATTAAGCATGAATGATTCTCTTATAATCTGATCTTTAATTAATGTTTTACCAGAACCAGGTCTTGCTGCAATAACAGTAAGACTGTTCCACTCTAAGCCATCAACAGTTGCATCATTAAACTTTGGCCACGGTGTATAGATAGACTTTTCTAATCCAGCCTGTCTATTTTTCATGTATTTCAAAGCTTCATTGAAAGCAGAATGTTGACCGCCCCACAGTTTATCTGGCAAACTCATACCACTTTTTCTTTAAAATGTTTTGGTTCTTCTGTTGTAATACCATCTCTAACCATATCACAATAGTCAGCTAGTGTAGACTTTTTGACTTTGTTTTTGTCTTGTTTTGCAATAAAGTATTGACTTGTTTGCATATAGAGATAATCATTTGCTCTGTATTCATCAACATACATCTTAGTTGCTTTATGTATTTCTTCCCATGTATAATCAAAAGTTTCAAAGAACCATCTAAATGATTCTCCAAGAGCCTTTGTATTATTTCTTGCGGGTAATCCACTGGGTAACTTACCTTTTGGAAAGAGTTCTCTGTATGCATCTATATGCTTTACAAAGTCTTTTCCCATCAGTTGTATGTTGGTTTTCTTTTTAGCTTTTGTAAAATAATTATCTAATAAATAAATAAATGCCATTCCCTTTTCAGTTATGGTAATGTTTTTGATTCCATCATCTAATTGATAAGTAATAAACTCAGCGTCAATTAGTTGTTCAATACACTTACCGCTATCTAGAAAAGGAGATTGGACTTTCTCTTTTACTGAAAATAAGAATAAACACGCGTCAGGTGATATTCTGTATTCTAGTATTTTTTGTAAAAGTTCCCACATTTTTAGCTATCAAATTTACCAAATTATACTGTCTTTTCCAAGCATATTTAGTTTTTTGTTTATAATGTTGAAAAGACCATTGCTATCCCAGTGACCTCCAGTATATGCAGCTGATGCAGGGTGACTAACACGTATAATATCAAGATTATCAATGTATTGTGCCCATTCTTCAGCCTTCTTACCAAGAAGAACTACTATACAGTCTTTATGATATCTATTCATATAATCAAGGAAGAATGCTGTGAAGCCTTTCCATATATGATAGTGTGAACCAATTTCTCCAACTCTGCAAGTAAGAGCTGTATTAAGCATAATTATACCCTGTTGGGTCCATTTTTGTAGATTTGGGTCTCTATCATACCCTTTTGGGTATAATTTTTCAACCTCATTAAAAATGTGTCTGAGCGAAGGTTGCTCTTTCATTGTTTTACTACAAGAAAAAGATATTCCATCAGCTACACCTTCTTGAGGATAAGGATCTTGACCAATCATCATGACTTTGACATTGTTAGAAGGACAAGTAAGAATACCATTAAATGCTTCACTAAGTTTTGGAGTAAACTTATAACCAAGGGTGTGTTCTTGGATTAACTCTTCCATTAAAATTTGAAATTCAAACTGATCAAGAAAAAAATCTAATGCTTTCCAATTATGTTGAACTATAATTTGAGAAAGTTTTTCCTTGATATTTGGAATACTAATTGTTTTTTCCATATATTTGCTTTAAATTATTTGATATGTCTGACAAACAAATACCTTTAGCTGATATCTATGATTTAAGCAAGAATGTAACTGGTGCTGAAATTAACACTGGTTTTATCCTTGGCTTAGAAAGAGTAATGTTATTCTTTATAACAGAAGTTATTCGGGATAAAGCTACTATTCAGCCAATGTTTCAGAAATTTGAAAAGCTGTTAAATGGTGCAAAAGCAGAAGACCATCCTTTTACTGAAATGGAGGCTCATGTTTATACACTATTTGCTTTACAACAATTGTTAAGATCTCTTGCATTTGAGCAAAATCTTATAAAGAAATCTGAAACTACTGTTTCTGCGGATGAGGCAAAGGAATTGTTTAAAGCATATCTTGAAAAGAACCCTGAAAAAGTACAGGAGTTCATGTCAAAACTTGCTAACGAAGATTCATCCCGTTAAAGTCACCAATTTCTAAACAGGCTTGGATTGCAAGATTCAACTCTGATTTGTCACAGTCTGCAAATGACTTGCAATATTCAGTGTTGTTTCTTGTAAAACATAGTCCTGCTTTTCTTTTTACCATAAGTTTGATTTCCTCAAACGTATAACCAAGTTCATTAGCAATCTCTCTGCACATTGCATGAATTCTTGCAAGTTGTGCATTACTACCTTTATCTGTAGTAACTCCTATGAATAGATCTAAATGAGCACCATCAGGAATTGAATTGAGAAAATTTTTGAATCTTGTTTCATTTGCTTTTAAAGGAAAATGAAGCTCACCATTCTTAACAGTGAGCTTCATAAATATATTATCCTTCATATACTGGTTAAAATGTGTGTTCCCGGTTGTTCATCTCCTGGATCAGAGACAATCACTACAAAGTTTTCCATTTTTAAAATAATTAGATTTTTTCTTTTCTACTCTAGCACTAATATAATCAATATCATATTGTTCAGCAAGTTTATTTACCCACATTAAAACATCAGCAATTTCATCTTCAATTTGCTGTTTATTATATGCTCTGTTTTTATTAATAGATTGCATCAAAGCTGTAGATAGCTCAGCACATTCCTCAACAGTTTTCATTTTAATATACTCACTCTCCACGCTTTTTTCTAAAGGTGGATTGTTAAAGTTGTCAATAATTGTTTTGACTTTGTCTTTCACAATAATTACAGGGTTTATCATTGTTCTTGTTGTTTAAAGGTTTTAACTTCGTGTTTAACAATTTTAAATACTTCATGAGCTTCTGATTCAGCCCATGTAATTATTTCCTCTTCATCTGTATGCATTTCAAATGATAAGTGCATAAGTTCATGCATAATATGACCAAATGTAGTTACATCATCTTTACATCTAGTAAGATTAATATATACAAACATTGTATCTCCTTTTTGATAATCTTTATTTGCTTTGGGTATATAATTACACCATCCCGCTATGTATGAACTATCTGGAGTATTGTAATGCGTTTTACATTCTGCAAGAGATAAACCATGCATTTCTTCTACATTAAAATAAGTAAATACTTCACATGGATTATAACTTAATAGAAGTATATAAGCTCCTCTAATTATTATAATCATTCTTTCTTGTTTCTTTGTAATCAATAATAAATCCAATTGCTACAATTATATTCATACCAAAGGACATGAGTATTTCATGTACATCCTTATAGACATTTATACTAA